ATTGACTACGGCGTTCAAATCGCTGACCCAACACAAGCCTTCTTGGGCGCTTTCCAGACTGGTGCAACTATTCGAGAAGCTGGCTTAAAGCAAGAGCAGCAAACGCAACAAGTGGCACAACAAAAGCTAATCCAAGACAGTTTAGCTAAGTTGCGCCAACCAAATGCAACTGCTGCCGACTATGCCAATCTTTCCATGTTGCTGCCAAAAGACCAGTCGGATGCTGTACGTAAAAGTTTTGAAATGTTGTCAGGTGAGCGTCAGAATGTAGCCTTGCAACAAGCTGGACAAGTATTTTCAGCATTCAAAGCAAATAAGCCAGAAATTGCAATTCAATTAATGGATCAAAATATCGAAAGAAAGCGCAACGCTGGAGATGAGGCAGGTGCAAAGTTTTTAGAAACCATGCGAGATGTTTCTAAGGCAGACCCAAAAGCTGGAGAAATTTTCTTCGGAAATAATCTTGCTCAAATGCCTGGCGGCGACAAATTAATTGAAGCCGCAAATAAACTTTCAGGAGAAGCAAGAACAGCCGCAGAGGCTCCAGCAGGATTGCGCCAAAAACTTGCCGATGCAGACAAAGCGGAAGCAGATGCCGAGAAAAAAGCGGCTGAAGCCAAAGACACCCCTGCTCGATTAGCGGCAGAACAGGAGTTAAGAGTTGCACAAGCTGCAAAAGCAGCAATTGAGGCACAGTTTGCAGGCCCATTGGCACAAGCAAACCTGAACCTAAATGCTGCGCAAATCAAACAAATTAACAACAACATCAGCAACGCAGCCGCAAGATTGAATCTGGATCAGAAAACCATGCAGGCCACGGTCGCCGAAAAGCTGTCAAGCATTCAAAAGAATTTGAATGACCTACCAGATGCCACTCGCAAGCTCATCAACGATTCCGCAGTTGCGGCAGCGGCATCCAAGCAATCTGCAAATCAGTACAACGATCTGGCTAAACGACTTGATGAAGCTGGCGGTGGATATGGAGCGGCCACAAGTTTTGCAGATTACCTGCGAAAGCAAACTGGCGCACAAAGTCCATTGACCGACCTGCGCCAAGAGTACACACGAATCCGCAATTCGGCAGCCATCAAATCATTGCCAGCAGGCCCAGCCACCGACAAAGACATCGAACTGGCCTTGAAAGGCATACCACCAGAAAATGCAGACGCCAGGACAGTGGCCAGTTTCCTGCGCGGCATAGGAAAAATGCAAGACATCGAGGCATCCGTGGGCAACGCAAAGACCGACTGGCTGGCCAATAACAATGGCGTGTTGACTCGCGCTAAGGACACATTTATTGCAGGCGACTACACCACCAAGCCAGGGGAAACGTTCAACGATTTTACCCAGCGCGTTGTCGTTGATGTTTCCAAACGCTATCGTTCTCCAGCGCAAAAAGCGGAAGAAGATCGCGCAGCCACTATGGCGAAAATCCCAACTACCGGAACGCCAGCAGCAGCGCCAGTAAACGTCCGCGCGCAAGCTGACGCAATCCTGAGCGGAGGTCGCTAAATGGCAACAGCCGACGAATACGCAGCCTGGATTGTCAAGAATTCCGCTAAGCGCGGAACGCCTGAGTTCGACACCGTGGCGCAGGCCTACCAGCTCGCCAAGTCAGAGGAGACGCAAGCAGCGCAGCCACAGGCACCCGCACCCGAGCCAACACTCGGCCAGCAACTCGTCGGCGCTGGTGAGACCGCCCTAGCGCTGGGAACAGGCGCAACTGGTGGACTGGTCGGAACTATCTACGGCGCAGGCACAGGTTTGGCCCAGCAAATCCTCTCCGGCGACTTTGGCACACCAGAGGCAGTGCGCGCCGTAGAAGCAGCCGCAGCCAAAGGCGCTCAGGCGCTCACCTTCCAGCCGCGCACGCAGGCCGGTCAAGAGCAAGTGCAAGCCGTAAGCCAAGTATTGGCCAATGTTCTGCCACCAGTTCTGCCTGCAATCGCAGCCCCTGGAGCGCTCATGCAAGCCGCGCGCACCGTAGCCCCCACCGTAGGCGCAGCAACTCAGATCGGACGAGCAACAACCCAGCAAGCAGCAAGGGCAACAGGCCAGGCCATTGCTAGGCCAGTGCAAGCGGCCACAACAGCCGTGCGCGAGACCTTAGGCATGGAAGTGGCACCTACCCCAGCCGTATCGGCTGGACGCTCTGCTGGGTCTGCTGCAACGCCATTAGAACTACAGCGCGCTACTGAGGCTGAAATGGCAGGTCTGCGTTTGTCAGAAGGTGAGATGAAACGAGACGCAGCCCTTCTTGCATTTGAAAAAGAAAAAGCTAAAACGCCAGAATTCCAAGAACCATTTTTGGTGCGCCAGCAAGAAAACAACCGTGCTGCTTTAGGCAAACTCAATCAAGTGTTGGATGACACTGGAGCAGAAACAGGAGACTATTCCAACACCGGCATCAAGGTTGTTGATACCCTTATGGCCGGATGGAATTTAGAGAAGAAAAAGACTGGTGCGTTATACGAGAGATTTCGTGCATCGCCAGAAGCACAGACGGAAGTTGATACCACACCAGTGCTGGAATTTTTAAACAGCCAAGCCAAAGGCGTTGCTGGTGTTACCGGTGTTCCAGACACCGCTCGCCAGAATGCAGTTAACCTTGGCATTGCACAAATAGACGATAGCGGCCGACTTCTTGCAGTTCCAACTACAACTTTGGGGCAGCTTGAAGATTTCCGTCAATCCGTCTCAGCAATCAGCGCAGCCAATCCCAACGACAAGCGTTTGACAACAATCATTAAGCGCACCATTGACGAAGTGGGCGATCCTATTGGTGGTGAAATGACCAAGTCGATGCGTGCTCAACGTAAAAAGCAAGCCATCAAGTACGAGGACAGGGCCATTGTTGCTCGCTTATTGCTTGAGAAAAAAGGCATGTCTGATGCGCAGACACCCATTGAAGATGTTTTCCGCAAGACCATTTTGACAGCACGCCCTAGCGAAATTCAGCACGTCAAGCGTGTATTGGCAACCATTCCAGACCAAGAAGGTCAACAGGCTTGGAAAGAGCTGCAAGGGGCCACTGTGCGCCATTTGCTTGAAAAGTCAGAATCAGGCATTGGCGCAGATAATTTGCCGGTTATCAGCGGTGCTAAACTGGACAAAGCCATCCGCGAGTTTGACCAAAATGGCAAGCTAGATCAGGTCATGGGCGTGCAAGCAGCCGAGCAAATCAGGAACTTGAATCAGGTCTTGAAATACATCCAGTCCACCCCGCCACTGACCAGCATCAACAACTCGGGCACAGCTCGCACAGTGGCAGCATTGCTGGCAGAATCAGCAGGCATGGGTCTCGTCTCAGGTGTTCCAGTGCCAATTATGCAAGGCATGAAGATGCTGCGCGACAACATAGCAGATCGCCGTATTAAAGTCCGTATCACCAAGGCCTTGAACTACAAGCCCAACACCTCACAGCCCGCATTGTCAATTACCCCGCCTTGAGCCACAATCTACCATCCAGGAGACCCCATAAATGTCCGCACTCTCGATTCAACCGCCATACCCAGCATTCGCTGGCACTGACGGCCTACCGTTGGAAAACGGGTATATCTGGATTGGCACGGTCAACCTGAACCCCCAAGTCAACCCCATCGCGGTCTACTGGGACGCAGCGCTTACCATTCCAGCAGCCCAGCCCATCCGTACGCTTAATGGATACCCGATGTATCAGGGTACGCCATCGCGCTTTTATACGGCCAGCGACTACAGCATCCTGGTGCAGAACAGCAAGGGCAGCTTGGTTTATAGCTCGCTGAATGGGAATTTTTCTTCTGGTTCGGTGGCATCCAATGCAACCGGTGATGGTATACAGTTTATTTTTCCAGTGTCTTCTGTGCCAAATGCCATCTACATTAACGGCGTGTATCAGAACAAAAACACCTACACAATTGCCGGTGGGAATGTCACGTTCTCCGAAGCGCCCCCCATCACTTCGGTGATCGAATTCCTGATCTAAGGAGAAAGCAATGCTCAAAACAGTACGATCAACCGTAAATGTTGACCAAATCACAGGCGTTTTGCCAGTGGTAAACGGTGGAACTGGCGTCACGACCAGCACAGGAACAGGCAGCGTTGTCCTATCTGCTGCGCCTACGCTGTCCGGTAACGTGGGCCTATCTACAGGAAACATTGTTCCCGCCACCGCAGCCAAAGGCATTAACTTCACCGCCAATACCCCAGCAGCAGGAATGACGAGTCAGTTGCTGAATAACTATGAGGAAGGTACTTGGACACCAGCAGACGCAAGCGGCGCTGGATTGGTACTTACTACGGGTACAAGTTATTACACAAGAGTCGGAAGATTGGTTACAGCTTCTTTTGTTGTAATTTATCCAGTAACAGCCAATGCAGCTCAAGCCTATGTTAGCTTGCCAATTGCAAGTAACGGCGGTGGTGGAGCGTTTATTTATTATCAAACAAATGGCGTGACTTACACCATTTATGTAGAAGGGACAAATAATAGAATGGCTTTTGCCACCATTGGCGGAGCTGCTGTTGCCAACTCAAGTTTAAGTACATTTAGATTTGATGGTTTAGTTACATATTTAGCAGCGTAACAAGTTTAAGAAAGATTTTATGTCTCTCACAAAAGTTTCTTATTCAATGATTAATTCAGCACCAACAAGTGTGTTGGATTTTGGCGCTATCGCTGACGGAAACTATCAAACTGGCGCAGGAACAGATAATTTTGCGGCTTTTACTGCGGCTTTAGCAAGCCTGTCTACCAGTGGTGGAACTGCGCTTTATATTCCTCCTGGCATATATAAAGTATCGGCCCAATTACTAATTCCTGATGCTGTTTCAATTATTGGCGCTGGGCCTTGGTCAAGTATCATTTTTTGCCCAACTACTTTTTCAAATGCTACAGGCTTATTGAAAATTGGTGGTACTGCAAGCGGTTATCCAACTCAAATTTCAAGTCTCGCTGTTATTTCTGCTCAAGGAGGCTGCACTGGAACTGGTATTGTCTCCAACAAGAACGGTGTTTTTATAAATGACGTTTGGATAAATGGCTTTAACCTTGGTATTGAATTTAACCAAACAGACAATTTCATGTCTAATTTTGCGGTTGAAATTTGTACTCTTGGTATTCGCATTACTCAAAGCGATGTAGAAATTAGCAATGGAACTATTTATTCTTGCATTGATGGCGCTGTAATTGCAAACGGGGCTGCTGTTGGCAGCGGCCCAGTATCGTTTACTGGTGTTCGAGCAATCAGTTGCTTGTTTACAGGCTTTACTGTAGATGCTGGGAAATCAGTTCAATTTACTGGTTGTGGTGTAAACCATGACAACGTGTCTAAATATGTAACTGCCGGACTTTTAATTAACGGATCAACAAGAATCACTGTTGATGGTTTCCAAGGACTTATCACAACTGGTCAGCACACCACAGGCATTGGAATTAAATGTGTTTCTTCCACGGCTATTGCAATTAGCGGTGGCGTATTGCAAGGGTGGTTTGACGGAATTCAAATTTCAGGAACAACTAGCTCACACATTTCCATTTCTGGCGTTGTCAGCATTTCCAATTATCGTCATGGCATTAACATTCAAGGTGGTGATCGGATTACAGTAATTGGTTGTCAAGCCTCATTTGACGGGGCTGCTGGTGGTTCTGACGCTGGTATTGTGAGTAACAATACCGATGTTAATCGTCAACACGTTATTGTTGGTAATATTTGCACACAAGCTGGTGGTGGAACGCAAGAATTTGGAATTAGCGCAAGCGTCACAGACGCAACGTCTACCACCACGATTGTTGGCAATTCATGTTTGAATAACAATACAGCCGACATTATTTTGGCTGGTCAAACGCAAAACATTCTTGTTGCAAATAACACTTTTTCAACATTTACCGATGTTGCGCCGACTGTTGCATCTGCTGCAACAATTACGATTCCATCGGGTGTTAATGTTGTCACTGTCACAGGAACAACCAACATTACAGCCATCAACACAACATCATCTACACGAAAAACTGTTACGTTAATTTTTGCAGGAGTTTTGACTGTTACGGATGGTTCCAATCTGAAACTGGCAGGAAATTTTGTTACAACTGCTGATGACACACTAACTTTGTACTGTGATGGAACCAACTGGTTTGAAGTAGCAAGAAGCGTAAATTAAGGAACAATCATGGAATTCAAATGGTCAGTTAACAAAGTTACAGTCGCCGAAGACAACCTAGTTGTCAAGGTTGACTTGACAGTCACCGCTATTGATGGCGACAACACAGCGTCTGCTGCATACACTCGCACTCTCGCCCGTGGGGATTCGTTTATCCCTTACGACCAGCTTACCGAAGCACAAGTGCTTGCTTGGTGCTTTGAGCCTGTTGTCACCACTTGGACAGACCGTGATGATGTTGAGCAATCAAGCACCAGCCTAATCAAAGACGAAGGTGAGGCACAGGTGGCTGGACAGATCGCTCGTCAGTTGGCACAAGTAGCTGCTGAACCTGCTCTGCCTTGGGTGACAGCATGAATGCCATCATCCAGCGCCTAAAGTCCAAGACTTACTGGGTAGCCCTAGTGGGTGCGCTGCTGACAGCTATTGAGGCCAATAGCGGCTTCCTTGGGCAATTGGTACCTGCACCTTATCGGGCATACATCATCATGTTGTGGCCCGTGTTGATGCTGGTGCTGCGTGAACTGACAACTTCTGCACTGGCTGAAAAGTAAATTATTTTTTAAGGAAAATCCAATGTCCACAAATTCACAAATCGCATTTACCCCACTTGGAAAAACCATTGTGGTGGCGGCTACAACCTCAGCACCTACCGGCATTCAGGCGCCCGTCTATGCCAAGTTTGACCCGCAAAACGCAGGCCAGTACCGATTCATCAACGCAGGCACTACGACCGTGTTTTTGGGCACTGGCGACAGCGCAGCAAATGCTGCGGCCAATGCTGTGGCCCCGGTCGCTGGCACGCCATCAGCGGCCATTGTGTTGGTGCCTGGTGCCGTTGAAATCCTACGCTTCAACAAAGACACATTTTTCAGCGGCCTGTCCAGCGCAGCAGCAACCGTGTACATCACGCCAGGCCAAGGCCTCTAAATGTTGGAGACTGACGTTATGGCCGAAGGCAACGAGATTGATCTGGTCAAGTACGGCGTACTTTGGCAAAAAGTTCAGGACATGGACAAGAAGGTTGACAAGATGGAGCGCAACGTCGAAGAACTGCTGGCCTTGGCCAACAAGGGCCGAGGTGGCCTTTGGTTCGGCATGACCGTTGTATCCGGTGCCTCTGCCGTCGTCGGCTACATCATCAGCATCTGGAAACATTGATGATCGCCGAGACAATGGCTGTCATTGCTACGGCACGGGCAACCATTGCAGGCGTCAAGCAGGCCATTGCCTTGGGCAAGGATGCGTCCGCCCTTATTCACCAATTCTTTGACGCCAAAGATGCCGTGATGAAGGTGCGGGCGAACCCGCCCAAGAAACCATTTCAGTCAGCCAACTCGGAGGCCATGCAGATCATCCAGCTTGCAGAGGAAATGCAGCAAGTTGAGGAACAGATCAAAATCTCATTTATGCGGCGCGGCAAGACCAACCTATGGATGGACTTCCTGCGCGAGCGCAATGCCATCGTGGCCAGAAACAAAGCCGAGGAGATCGAGATGGACAACGCCAAAGCCAAGCGCGCCAAAGAAGTCGAGGAAGTCATCGAGCTGGTGCTCCTCGCCGTGGCGGCTGCCGGTGTAGTCACGCTGGTGGCCTGGGGAACAATGCAATACATGGACTTCATGCGGAGATGATCATGCTACTCGATTCAATCCTTGGCATCGGCAACAAGCTGATCGACAAACTCATCCCAGACCCAGAGGCCAAAGCCAAAGCCCAGATGGACTTGGCCAAAATGGCCCAGGACGGCGAGCTGGCTAAGATGGCCAACGACACCAAGCTCTACGAGGTCGAGCAGACGGCCATCACAGACCGCTGGCAGGCCGACATGGGGTCAGACTCTTGGTTATCCAAAAACATCCGGCCACTGGCACTTATAGCCATATTCGTGGCCTTCTTTTTGTTCACGATGATGTCAGCCTTCGGCTACAACGCGCAAGAATCCTATGTACAGCTTCTCGGCCAGTGGGGCCAGATCATCTTTTTGGCGTATTTTGGTGGCCGCACAGTTGAGAAACTGGCCGACATGAGAAGCAAGAAATGACGCCTCACTTCACTCTTGCCGAGTTGACGCATACCGACCACCGCACGCTGGACAACACGCCCAACGAAGCAGAGCGAGCCAACCTGCTGCGCCTTGCCGAGTTTTTGGAAATCGTAAAAACTACGCTGGGCGGCAAGCCAATCATGGTGAACAGCGCCTTCCGATCTAAGGCAGTCAATGACGCAGTGGGCAGTAAGGACAGCAGCCAGCACCGCAAAGGCTGCGCAGCCGATATTAGAGTGCCAGGCATGACGCCCGACGCAGTGGTACGGGCCATCCTACTGGCACAGCTTCCATTCGATCAAATAATCCGTGAATTTGACGCCTGGACGCATATCAGCATCCCAAGCGACGTAGGCAACTTCCCCCGGCGCCAGGCGCTCATCATCGACAAGGCCGGAACGCGGGCATTCGTTTAGACCGGAACGATGTTGATAGGTGATTGCGCTCGCAATCGAACGTAACGCTTGCACAGGACGGCAGACTTCGGTTCATCCATAAAGATTCGTTCTTTGAGCGTGTTGGTGCTGTGAAAGTGCTCAGGAAATGTATCCTTGAGCTGCTGGATGTACATATCCAGACGCTCATTCGGCTGGCCATAATCACGGACCAGGCCATTAGGCAAAGAAACCAAGTCTTGCAGTTTTTGCTTTTGCAGGTCGTTTAGCATTTGAATTTATCCTCTTTCTTCATGTTTCGTTTAGGCAGTGGCAGCCATCCAATGCACCAGTCACGGTGCCATAGGCCAGTGGTGCAGATGCCGCCACGGGTAAGCAGCAGCACCTTCACATTCTCCGGGGCAGGCGGATCGCCAGCGTGTGGATACATGAACTCAGCGCCCCCGGCTAGGTAGTCAGTCATAACTTGACCTTTCTTCTGTGTGATCGGATGAAGAAACTAGGGTTGTCACCATACGGTGCTTGGAACGTCCAGCACCAGAACAGCTTGCGGAATTTACGTTGCTTCATGTGTTCCCCCGTGCTCGGACTGCTCGGAGTGCTTTGGCTGCGCGAGTACCGTAAATGTTTATGCCTGTGGGAATATGCGTATCACAGATTGTTTTTTCTACAAGTACAGCACAAGCCTCACGCTCGTCAGCCACAGCTTTTCGCATTTGGTCTGCCGTGTACATTGTTTGGAACAAGCGCGTTCCCATAATTTGAGCCTTTGTTCCTCTTGGTAAACGCTTCATGTGTTCTTCTCCTTGAGTTTGGCTCCTATGCCGTGGGCGGCTAGAACTCTGCGAACAGCGGCAACAAACTCTGCTTCCATGCTGTCATCTTCGCCCTCAGGCACTTCGGGGCGTGACGACCAGAATTTCCAAATTTGTTCATCCGTCAGCCCCACCCACGGACGCTTTGGTGGGGTGGTGTAAATGGGTGCGTCGAGGCTCAGACCCATTGCAAGGGCGCGGACTCGACCGCCGCGCTCAAGATCGTCAACTCTTGCAACCGCCACCGGCTCCTGCTCCTGCTCTGGCTGTGCCAAGGCTTCTTTGATGGCGGTGATGGCTTTGTTTATTGGTGGCTCATTTCCCTGCTCGGCAGTAGTAAACCACTCCAACGCCTCAAGCGCCAGCTTCAAGGCTTCTTTCATGTCAGATTCCCCACGCTCTTAAATTTCAAATGGTCATCGGCACCGGGGCGCACGTACTCGTTCTTTGGTGACACATAAACCGGATATTCCCAAAGGTTCATTGCTGGCGCTGGTACAAGGCTGGGGTCACGCTCAGTAGGCACATATCCCCGGCGCACCTTGGACAGCCCACGATCACCGGCTGTCTGTGCGAACGTGCCAAGACCAACGGACTTGTTGATCTTCATTAGGTTTGGGTTTCCTGCTTGCAGTTTCATATCAATGCGCCTTCGTAATCATCAGGGTTAAACTTTACCGGCGCTTCTTTGGCTGGTATCGGTGTGGGGAAAGGTGGGAAGGGCCACGTCATACGTCTCTCCATTGCCAGCCAAGTAGCTATCAATCGAGTAAATCTCAACTGTCGTGATCTTAAAGAAGCACTTGGTGCACTTGCGTTTGCGGTAGGTGTTGTCCTCGGTGTCACGGGTAGCAGTGACGATCATCTTGGGGGTGTTGCACTGTGGGCAGTTCATGGTGTCACCCGATACCAGATATAACCGAACATAAAGCACAGGCCAGCAATGATGCCGACAACAGTGGCCAGCGTGACTAGCCCTTCCATCACTTCCCAGAACAGGTTGCGATCCAGTGCGCGTGTTTTGCGAATCGGGCAATCACGCCCTTGGGTGCAGTTGCCATACTCGTCGCAACAGTTCATGATGACCACCATGCAACAAGCAGCGCGGCCAGGCCAACACCTATCGCAAAGGCCAGCGCATAGCCAGGCCAGACAGAGGCCTTGCGGCCATAGCCCTGCACCCAGGTGCAGTCGGCGTAATTGCGGGGTGTGATGTAGTGTGAGGGCTTCATTTGACTTCACCAGTAGCGTAGACCACCACAGATTTTCCACTTGGCAAATATACGTTTGCAGATACAGCGCCATTTTCCGCCTTCAAGTAGCGAATCACTGAGGCGATTACTTTGTTGTCTTTTGTTGTCATTTCAATCTCCGATTGGTTTGTTGCGATGACTGCATCTTATCACGCATTCCCACAATCTCACACTTATTTTATAGGGATAAACCCTTAGATCGACGTCACTTCCACGTCGTGCGGCCTGCGCTTGCCGTCCATCAGTTCATGCAGGCG